AAAGAAGGCGGCGACGGCCTGGCCCTCGATGGTGGTCCCGATGTTGATCGTGTAGTTGGACGCCGTCGCCCCGTTGATGATGGCGACGATCTGCTGGCCGGTGTTCGACCACTGGAAGCCGGTGAAACCGGTCATTGCCTGGTAGGTGCCACGCAGGCCGGTCTGCCGTGTGAACGGCTGGATCGTGCCCTGCTGGCTGAAGTTGTACCGAGCCATCAGCTCGTCATCCCTTCTTCTTCGGTAGGACCTTCTTCAGCGCCGGGTTCGACGCCTTCGCCTTCGGGCTGGCCTTGCGCGTCCGGGACGCGAGGATTGCTCGCGCGGCGTCGGGGCTGACGCCCTCCCGGCGGGAGATCTTCGACGCCTCCGTCTTGAACCCCGGGTGCGGCTTCGCCTTCGGCGCTGCCTTCTTCGCTGCTGCCACTGCTGTTCACCTCCTCGACGACGTCGGGGGCGAGCAGGCCCATGGCAGCGTTGGCCGCGGCCTCCTCGTCGGAGACCTCGACCTCTTCCCAGGGCCGGAACACGGTGCGGATCTTCGGCATCAGCTGCTCCCTGCAACCCACGTGAGCTGGATCTCGAACTGGTAGCGGGCGTACGAGGCGATGTCCGACGGCATGCGCCGAGGCTCGGACAGCAGCAGCGCCGAGGTGACCGCGGCGTGTGCGTAGCCCGGCACCGGCATGGCCACGCCCCGGCCGAAACCCTTGTCGAGGGTGTAGGCGGCCTGACGGATCTGCTCGGCCAGCTGCGCCGCTTTCCCCCACGGCGGCTTGTTCGAGACGTTGATCGGGGCGGACGCCGCGCCACCGCCGGTAGCGTTCGCCGCCCAGCAGTTCACGGACACCACCGGCTCCGCCTGCGGCGAGTGACTGGCCGGCGTACCGCCTACGACGGCGACCGTCGCGAAGCCGGTCGCCACCCACGCCGGCAGCGGCCCTGACTTGCCCATGCGCGGCAGGGTGGTGCCAACCATCGCCGAGGACCACCCGGGGATCGCCGCCAGCCAGCCGGCCGCGACCAGCTCCGAGTTCGGCAGCAGCAGCGTGCTCACTGGCCACCGCCGGCCGCCTGGTCCCGGACCGCGTCGCGGATCTCGGTGACGGTCTCGAGGATCGCCGCGGTGTTGTCGGCGGTGTGCTGCGCGACCTCGGCGCTGATCTGGTCGCTGCGCTTGGCCGCGATCAGCAGGACCGCGCCCTGCAACGCGGCCACGCACGACAGCACCAGGTTCAGCAGGATGAACGGGTACTGGTCGAACGCGCCGGTGGCCAGCAGGACGTTCGCGGTCATCCACACGGCCAGGAACGCGACCGCGCTGAAAACGAACGCCCAGCTGCCCATGCCGAGGCGCATCCGGTCGGCCGCGCGCTCGCCGCGGGTCAGCTCGTTGTGGGAACGGACGCCCGGGTGCTCCGTCCACCAGTGGGCGACGAGGCGGCGCATCAGCCGCCCCGCTTCCGGTACAGCGCCGGCCTCAGATACGGCTGCTCCGGGGTGTTGCCGCGCCGGATGTGCGCCTTGACGCGGTGGCCGGTCTTGGTGACGTAGGCGCGGACGGCCTCTATGCCGTGGAAGCCCATCTCGACCGCGGCGGCGTACGGCACGCGGCCGACCCGGTCATCGAACGAGCCGATGATGAGGATCGGCAGGCCGTTGTCGGCCGTCTGAAGGTCGTAGTCGAGGGACGCGCTCAACTTCCCGGTGAGCTTGGGGCATCCACGCTCAGCGTCCGCGGTGATCGCCGGGCCGAGGCTCTTGTCGAAGACATCGCCGACTCTGGCGGCCAGGAAAGCGCGGATCTCACCCTCGGGTGCCATCTCAACGCGCGTGCCAGCCATCGGAGCCGCCCTCTACGGATCGGTTCGGGTATCGGGCTCCGAACCCGCGTTTACGGCGGGCGGCTGACGAAGCTGTGATCAGAGTAGCGCAGTGTCGAACTGGTGTTCTACTACTACGCCGGGGGCAGCCCGTTCGAGGTGCCGGACAGGGCGTACGTCGGGTTGGTGATGTCGATCGCGCCGATGGTGCCGGACGGCACCGGGAACGCAAACGAGTAGGGCGTAACCTGCTGGCCGGCCGAGTCGAAGATGAGGACGGCGGCGGTCCAGGTGAAGCCGCCGACACCGGCGAGGCTTCCCTGGTCGGTGGCGATCAGGTTGGTGCTGATCGAGCCGGTGGCGTCGAGTGTGGCGGTCAGCCGCTCCGGCATGATCACCTTGTTGTCGGCGACGTGCACAAGCCGGGTGGCGACCTGCGGCGAGAAGATGACCTTCCCGCTACAGGGCGCACCGGTGCCGTCGAGCCACGTGCCGATCACCGGAACGGTGACCACGTCGACGGGCAGTGTCATCGGAGTCTCACTCGGTCTCGGTGGTCGACGACGTCGCGGAGGCTGTCCGCGACGGCTCGGAGCCGCTCGTAGTCGACTGGGCCACCGACGACAGGGATTCGGATGACGAGGTCGGCATGGTCGGCGTCGGCATCGTAGGGTCCATGCTCACGGTCGCAGCCGGCTCGGTCGCGGGCTTCTCAGCCTCGGCTTGGGTCACGGCGTTGTCGGCGACGTGCTTGATCAGCTGCGCCTCGACCTGGAGGGCCTGCGCGTGCAGCGCCTCGGTGGTGGCCTGCGCGATCGGCCGCGCCGCCTCGAGGTCGTGGGTGCCGTGCAGCGCCTCCCACGCCTTGTCGATCGCGTCGTGCATCGCCTGCTTGATGTCGTCGAGCATGGTCATGGTGCTGTCCTCCTGTGGGCTGACGGGTACCGCGGCACGCCGCGGCTTGGGAAACGTCCGGCGGCGATCGCCTCGGACGCGTACTGCCGAACGGATCTCGGCATGTCGTGGGCGCCGGTACCGAGCAGCCGTGAGGCGGCGACCAGGCGCAGCCGGTGCGACTCGGACGGGCGCGAGAACCCGCGCAGAATCGACCTGCGCGCCTCGTGGATCAGCGATGCCGGCAGCGACGGCTGGGCCGGGGCCGTGCCGAACCACAGCACCGTCTGGCAACGGCAGTGCGGATGCCGCGGCGGACCGGTCAGCGGCTGGCCCCGGGGCCACGGCTCGGGCGGACGGTCCGGGCCGAACGTGGCGAACTCGTCGAAGCCCTCGCCCTCCATCACGTTGGCGGTGTGGCCGGCCAGCGCCAGACACACCACGCAGGCGTCGCGCTCGGCGATCCACAGCAGCTTGGCGCCCCGGCGGATCGCCTCGGCGCGAGTGCTCTCGCCGGACGCATGGTGGGTGAGCCATTCGGCCGCGGTGGCGAGGGCTTCGGGGGCGCGCTGTGCCTGAGCGAGTGCGGTCTGGACGTCGGTTACGTTGTCGGCGTTGGCGAGTGCTGACACGGCCTGGTCAATTCGTGCGGCGGCGGCCGCGCGGGCTGAACGGGCGACCGGCTCAGCGATCGACGTGGCCGACGATGCCGACGGCGCGGCGGCCGGCTCGACCATCGGCCTGGTGACCGATGCGGCCGGCGGTGTAAGCGGCAACCGCGGCGGCAGCGGGACCGGGGGTGTTGCGGGCGCCTGCTGTACGGCCGCCTGCTCGGCGGCATGCCGGACGCCGGCGGCTGCGCCCTGCTCGGAAGCGCGTCGCAGTACCGGACCAACGATGTCCGGGGCCAGGTAGGTGTCGGCGGCATCCTGCAGCTGCTGCGCGGTCCATGCGCGGGCCGCGTCGATGGCGGCCGGGTTGCCGGTGGCCTGGGCCATGAGGAACCGGCCGCGGGCCTGCCGACCGATGGCGGCGAGCTCGAGCGCCAGCGGGCCGGCCGCCGAGCGCACCGCGGCCTGCTCCAGCGCCAGCAGCGCCGACGCCTGGACGGCGGCGAGCAGCAGCAGCGGATCCGTGCGCTGCTGCTGCGACTGCTCCGGGGCCGGGCTGCTCATCCGCCGACCTGCTCCAGCGCCACCCACACATCAGCCGGCAGGCCATAGGACGGCAGCTGCGTGACACCCGTGACGTTGTAGACGATGCTGGTCTGCTCGTCCGTGAGCCGGTCGTCGTCGCGGACGTCGGTGCCGCGGTCGACGATGCACTCGTAGGCGGTGATCTGCCGTGGGGTGCCGGTGGCCGGGTCCTGTGTGGTGCGGGTCTTGTAGGAGATGATCGCCGGGATGTTGGTGTAGACCGGTGTGTTGTTCAGGTCGGCCGGGTCGCCGTAGGCGTCGATGACGGTTCCGCGTGCGATAGACACGGTGGTCGTTGGTGGCATCAGCACAGCGGCCTCCCGGTCAGTAGTTGGTCAGCGGTGCGGACGGCAGCGCGCCGCACTGGTGCAGGAAGGTCTTCGCCATCGGCGCCAGCGGAATCTTCGCCAGGCCTGCGGTCCCGGCTGTGCGGTGGAAGGACAGGCCGCCGACGGAGACCTGGTCCATGCGCGCCTTCACGCCGGTGTCGTCGTCCATGTCGAGCATGAACATCACCTGCTCGCACACGGCTTTGTTCAGCGAGTCGATCAGGGTTGCGTCCGTCGGGTAGCCCTGCGGGTCGACCGCGTACCGGGCGCCGATCAGGGCGTCGTCGAGGACCAGCGACGCGCGGGGCAGCAGGAATCCGACGCGCGGCTGGTTCACCGCGACGCCGGATCCGGCGGTGTAGGCGACGTAGTCGGCGACTGTCGCGTACACGCGTGTGGTCACTGCCTACGTCCCCTGTTGGTCTTGGTGCCGCCGCCGGAGAGCCCGTCAGCCCTCGGGTGCTCCGGCGACGGCGGTTCGATGGACCCGAACGGCTCGTCGATCTCGCCGTTCGTGGTCGTCGGCGAGGCCTTGGTCGACAGCTTCACCGCGGCGGCCGGCTTGGGCGCGGCCTCGGTGTCGTCGTCGTCCTCGTCGTCGCCGAGTTCGGCCAGCTCCGCGAGGAGTTCCTCGCGGCGCTTCTTGGCCCGGATCTTCTTCTCCTCGGCCAACGCCTCGGCGACCATGGCCGGTGGCAGGTCCAGCGTGCGCGGCTCCGGCGGCGCGTCCACGGGCACCATGACGCCCTTGCGGACCTGCTCGGCCAGGTCCGGCAGCAGCGGCATGGTAAAGCCGTGGATGGTGCCGCCCTCGCGGTGCTGGAAGTAGTGCAGCTCTGCCATGGGTCATGGTCCTTCCGGGGTTGGGTCAGCCGCGGGGGCCGGCCGGGGCGTACGGGTCGAGCAGCCCGTACATGGTGGTGACGCCGAGCGTGCCCGTGAACTTGATCAGGATGCTGCCGTCCGGCTGCGACAGCCGCCCGGAGGTCAGGCCGCCGATCACGTAGGTGTTGATGGCGTTGATGTTCAGCGTCAGGTCGCCGGCGTTCGCCAGCGGGAACGGCGGCGGGACGTTGGGAACGTCGGTCGTCGGCTGCGTGGCCTTGATGACCGCGTTGAACGCGGTGCCGGCGGTGGTGGTGTTGAAGAACAGCGTCAGCCGCTCGGGCACGAAACCGGCCTGGCCGTAGTTCAGCGCGGTGAAGAAGCTCGGCGGGATGCTGATGCCGTTGGTGACGTCGGTCCCGGTGATCGAGTACGGCGTCGGCAGGACGGTCAGCGCGTTCGAGGCGGTGACGGCGAACGCCGCGGAGGAGATAGCCATGGCGGGGCCTCAGATTCCGACCGGGCGCAGCGTGTACGCCACGGCGAGGGCTTCGGGGTGGACGACCTTGCCGCCGTAGACGTGCAGGCCACGGATCAGGTCGGCGAAGTCGCCCTGCGACCGCAGGGCCTCGTTCTGCACGATCTGGTCGGCGAACGTGATCGCGGAGTTGTGGCCGGCCTGGATCGCCCACACGCCGGTGCCGGGGCCGCCGGCGACGGTCTGGACGGAGTTGTTCGACTCCAGCAGCACGAACCCGCCGAGCCTGCCCACGGCGCCGTTGACCATGACGTCGCCGGGTCCGCCGGTGTAGCCGGGGAACGCCACGAACGCCTGGGTCTGGGCCGCGAGGGCCATGGCCCACGGTGGCAGCACGATGTACCTGTTGCCGTCGTCGGGCACGCTGGCCTGCGACAGCAGCACCTTCAGCGGAAGGATCACCTTCAGGTAGAAGTCCGCCGGGTTGGTGGTGGTGTACAGGCCGGGGGTCAGCGGCGCGCCGGAGGTGCCGAGGACGTTGGACGGGGCGACGGCGGTGTACAGCGCCGCGATGAACTGGTCCATCACGTCGGCCAGGCGGTAGGCGGCGCGGCCCTCGAAATAGCCCTGCAAATCGCCGACCTGCTGGCGACGGTCGACGTCTTCCATCTGCGCCGACCACGACTTGGCCTGGTCGACGGTGAAAGATTGCCCGGCGCCCTGAAGCTGCTGGTACGACAGGGTCTGGCCGAGCGTGTAGTTGGAGATCACCGGGTCGGCGAGCGACGTGATGTGCACGGTGTCGCCGCCGCGGGTGATCTGGCCTTCGTAGTCCCGATTGATCACGTACTCGGAACCGAAGATGAGCTTCTTCATGTAGGCGGCCAGGAGCACGTTGCTCCAGAATTCGGCCTTGTATGCCACGACGGACATCGCGGATGCTCCCTGGGAACGGGGGTTGGCGGATGGCTGCCTTGCGGCGGCGATCGCGTCCCGTTCCGGGGCGGCGAGCGTGGTGGTGCTGTTCAGGTAGACGCGTCAGGGCCCTGTGCAGGGCCGGGCAGCGGTGGTTCAGCTGTTCAGGTAGTCCCTGAACAGGCCCTTCTTGCTGGCCTCGGAGATCTCGGTCGGCGACATGCGTTTCCAGTCGGCCTCGCCGAGCTGCCGGGGTCCGCCGGGCTGGCCGTCGAACTGGCCGGCGGTGGAGGCCTGGCGTGCGGCTGGAGCTGCGGGCGCGGCCGGCGGGGTGATGGCGAACTTCGGGTTGGCGGCGACGTGCTCAGCGACCGCGGCTTTGACGGCATCGAGGTCGTTCGGGTCAACCGCGGACACCTTGTTCAGGAAGCCGCGGGAGTCGAGGAGTTCGTCGCCGTTCGCGCCGGCGGTCTGTGCGGCGCGGAGGACGGCGAGCTCGACGGCGCGGGCTTTCGCTTCGGCCTTGGTGGTCTCCAGCTGGCGGCTGATCGCGTCCACATCGGGCTTGGCGTCCGGCGCGAGTCCGAGTGCTGCGGCGACTTTCGCCAGCTGCTCGGCGTTGGAGGCGGCGGCCTCGGCGGCTTGGATGTTGGCTTTGGCCTTGGTCTCCCAGCTGCGGGAGTGGCCCTTCCAGGCTTCGAGTTCTGCGGTGACGCGGGCGAGTTCGGCGGCCGGGTCCGTGGCGGACGGCGTGGCCGGCGTTGCGGGGTCAGCGGCGGTGGACGGCACGACGGCCGCTGCGCCTGCTGGTTCGGTCATCGATGCTCCCGTGCGGGGGGTTCGGGCTGGTGGCCGGTCGCCGTGCGGTGATCAACCTGCGGTCATTATCGCACAGGTGTTCGAAATCGGGATCCTGTCACATCGACGGATTCCAGGTCTGCGCCGACGGGTAGCCCGACGCCAGCGGCGGCGCGTCCAGCACGTCATCGGACGCCGCCGGCGACACCGACGAGGCCGCGGGCACGATGTTCGAACCGACCGCCCCGGAGCAGTCGTAGGCGCCAGCGCCCGGGACCGCCGACGGCACATGCATGCCGTCGACCGGGCGACCGCCGTGCTGCATCGGCGTGGGGTTCGGGTTGGGACGGGTCGGGACCGGACGCGGGGTTTCGTGCGCGGGGGTGCTCATTGCTGTAGCTCCGTATCGGTGTCGGGCCGGTCAAGTGCCGGATCGGCCAGGATCTGGACCGTGCTGGCGATGTCGTCGACCTCCTGGCCGACAGTCGCAGTGGAACCCATCGGCGGCGCGAGGGTGACGCGGGCGCGGCCGAGGACATCGAACGCCTGCTCGTCGCGGATCCGCTCGACTTCCTGGTCGACCATGTCGGGCGTCCAGTCGGGGTGGATCATCGCGACCAGGGTCTGCTTCGATGCGGCCTCGGCGGTGTTGAGCGCGACCGCGGTCTGCGCCAGCTCCTGCATCGACGGCAGCACCGCGTCGGGGAACACGACGTCGGGCCGCACCGGGACGATGTCGGTGCGGCCGAACACGGTCCGCTCGAGCCACTGAAGCGAGTACAGCGCGTCGGCCAGTCCGGGACGCCAGTAGAGCAGCTTCTGCGACCTGGTCAGCAGCGTCCTGCGTTCCCGGTTCTCGATCTCGGTGGCGGTCATGGCCGAACCGGTGGTGTCGTCGCCAAACGTCTGCGGTGCGTACCCGGCGGAGCGGACAATGGCGTTCGTCAGCTCCTGGCAGGTGGTCATGTGCTCCTGGACGCGGATCCCGAACTGGTTCGCGGTGATCGACTGCGCGTCGGCGGATCCCACCAGCAGGTTCATGGGCACCATCACCTCGCGTTCGACGTCGGCGATCGCGCCCTTGCCGGGGCCGATGTTGTCGAGGTACTCGGGTGGCACGATCAGACGGGCCTTGGCCAGGCGCAGGTCCCGCATCCACGACGAGTAGGCCTCGTCGAGGGAGTCCATCAGTCCTTCGACGCCGGCGTAGTCGGAGCGGCCGAGCGGCGCGGCGCCGGCGATATGGCGCCACACCCGGTTGGGGCGCATGTTCGGGATGTAGGTGACGGTGGAGACGTCCGGCGGCAGGTCGGGGAACACCTGCGCGTTGCTGGTGTCGAGCTGCGCGGCGACCACTTCCATACCCGGGTACTCGGTGATGGGGGCGACGGCGCCGAGGTTGTCCTGGTCGCCGATGTAGACGCCGTGGTAGATGACGTTCGCGTTCAGGTCATGCTGTTCGAGGTGGCGGACGACGTCGTCGCCGGTGTCGTCGAGGACGCGCCAGAACGTGACGCTGATCAGCTTGCCGTGTCGGAATTCGGGAATCGCGGCGTCGGCGTGGACCAGGTCGATCCATGGCTTGTCGGACACGGCGGTGTCGTAGACGGTGCGCAGGAACACGCCGCCGAGGCCGGAGCAGAGTTCGGCGGCTTCGAGCATGCTGGCGTGCAGGTCGTCGTCGAATCGCTTCTCCAGCCAGGCCTTGGTGCCGGCGGTCGCGGCCGGGTCGGTGGTTTCGAACCGTGGGTGCTTCGCGAACAGCAGGGCGCTGCTCATGCTGGCGATGTCGCCGGCAACCGGCACGTGCAGTTTGGCGCGCTTCTCGCCGGGTGGTGTGCGCAGGCCCCAGAACCAGCGCTCGGTGTTGCCGAGGAAGCCGCCACGGTACGCGCCCGGGCGGGGCTGTGTAGCGGAGGCTTCGCCGGTGGTGCGGAAGAACGCCTGCGCGGTTCTGCTGTTGCCGGACACGTTGAGGTAGGCGGCGGACAGCTGGTCGGGGACGCCGGAGAACCATGCGGACCAGCGCAGGTGGTCGCGGGCGATGGGGTCCCACAGCGGCGGTGGCCACTCGGTGTCTTCTGGGGGCAGTGCCACGGCGGGGGCCTTTCGGCAGCAGGGTCAGGTTCTCCTGGTGCCGTTTCGGCTTGCCGGTCCCGTGCGGGTGGGCGGCGCTGGTGCGGGTGGTGCTGCGGTCAGCTGGACTGGAGGTTGGCGCGTACTTCCGACGGGACGAGGTACGTCAGCATGCCGTCGGTGCGGCTCTTGTCGTCGCCGGCGTGGGCGACGCGCAGCCACTTGTCGAAGATGATCACCTTTGTGATCACGTACACCAGCGGCTTGCGGATGACGCTGACCTTCTCCAGATTGGCATCGCTCGCCAGGTGCATCGTCGGCGGGTCAAACTCGACCTGGACGTGGTGGAACGTCTCGACCACGTTGGGAATGTCGCGCCACTCACCCTCGAGCGGGCCGTCGAGAAACAGCACCAGCGACTCAGCCATCAGCCAGCCCGTTCCAGCTTATGTGTCTCAACCACAGGTTCGGCCGTGGGCTGGCGCAGTTCGAGTACGTAGCGGAAGACGGTCGTCGGTTGCAGCATCACCAGCTCCTCGCCGTTGCGACCCATCGCGTCGATCTCGTCCGGCGAGATCTCCACGCGACCGCCGAGCCGCTTCACGAGCACGGCCACCATGCTGTGCGCAAAGTCCATCAGCCGGCCTCGCTCGGTTCGTCGCGCTGGACCTCAATCGGGAAGGAGTCGCCTGCTCGATCGGCACCGGGCCAGCGCACGCGAACGCCGGGTGCGAGTTCGACGTAGTCCATGCCGATCTGGACCAGCTGACCCTGCTTGGCCGGATCGTGCTTCGGGCAGTAGTGCTTCCCGTCGCGCTCGACCCAACCGGCCCGTTCGAGCTCGGCCGGGAACCCGTCCGGCACCGGTTCAGTCAGGTCGTACGTGGTCCAGCCGCCACCGTTTTGACCCTTGCAGCCGGAAGCGAATTGGATGGCCTTCTCGCACCGAACAGTGACCTGGTACATCAGTTCATCCCGGGGATGCTGCCGCCGGGCATGACCAGGCCGCCGCCGACCTGCGGCATGATGCGGTGCCGGCCCTCGACGTCGCAAACGGCCATGCCGGACGCGATGGTCGAGGCGGGCAGGATCGGCGGCGCGGGCTGCTTGCGGGCTTCGGCGTTGCGGGCGTCGCTGATGCAGGCGCCGCACAGCAGCGGCGGACGCTGCTGCATCTGGGCGCGCAGCCCCATGACCTCACGCAGCCATTCCTCGGTGGAGTGGGTCTCGAAGTGGGCGCGGACGGCGTCCTCGATCGCCTTGATGTGTACGTCGAACGCGGCGGCTGCGACCTGCAGGCCATCGGACGAGTCGGGGGCTTGCAGGTCGGCCGTCACTGGGTCCGGGACGTTGTGTACCCAGTTGCAGCCGGTGATGGCGCAGACGTATTGGCTGATCACAGGTTCTCCACGGGGGCTGATGCGACCTTCGGGCCGCGGGCGAACGATGCGACGTTGCTGATCCGAACTGACAGCACAGTTCCCAGGTGATCGTTGAAGATCAGCCAGGGTCCGTTTTCCTCGCAGCCGAGCGCGTCGGCGGTCTTCTCGGTGCCGTCAGCGAGCGTGACCGTGTAGCGGTAGATCGGGATCTCGTCGTCGGCCACGTTCGCACTCCAGTTCGACAGGGCTACGCGATCAGGGTACGCCAGACGCCCTCCGTCGTCTTCACGACGTACCGGGCCGCATCGGGGCCGTGGTCTGCGATCTTCAGCGGCTTGTCCTCGCCGATCTTCTGGGCTTTCGGGTCCCAGGAGTAGCCGGACAGTTCGGCAATCAGCTCGGGGCAGGCGTCGGAGATGAACAGCTGGTCGTTGCCGAGCAGCGTCGCGAAGGTGCTGATGCCGTCGACGACGGCGTTGTTCGCCGGCCATGACGGGATGCCGTCGCGGTGCAGCTGCACACGGAACCCGGTCGCCGACGGGTCGACCACCACATACCGCGGGTCGACGCCGACCAGTTCGGTGCCCGGGATCGGGATCCGATCGAGCCACTCGCGGATCGCGGTCGAGTATTCGGCGTCCGTCATCTGACGTAGGGCCTTGCGCGAATCGTGCCGGTACTCGTCGACCAGGTACAGCCGGCGGTCGACGCCGACGGCGAGCATGACGGCGTGCAGCGGGTTGGTGGTGCCGTGGTCGATGCCGGCGCCGATCCAGTGGGTGATGAACGGCACCTTGGCGGCGGGGATGACGTGGTGGTCGTGGTCGAACATGTCGTAGATCGCGCCCTCGGCGGCGACCCACTGACCGAGGATGAACCGGCGGTACCACAAGCCGACGTAGGACCGTTTGAGGTGGGCGACGTAGTCCGGCTCAAGGTACGGGTTGTCGTCGAGGGTGAAATGCCAGCTGCGGACGGACGGGTTGTTCCGGAGCCACTTGGTGCGCAGCCAGTGCGCCGGCGAGTCAGGGTTGGTGGTTGCGAAGATCTTCGCGCCGGGGCTGCTCTGCCTTGCGACCAGCTGGTTCCAGAACTCCTCCGGGATCACCGACGCCTCATCGACGTAGGCGCCGGCCCCGGTCAAGCCACGCACCTTCGGTTCGGCCTTGGCGTCGTTGGCGCCGATGACGTGGATCTCGCGGCCGAGGATGCTGCCGGTCGGCGCACCAGAGGTGTAGTTGATCGACTTTGCGACGGTTGAGCCGACGATGCCCGGGTCCATCAGCGGCGCGAACACGTTCCGATACGCCGTCTGTGTGGTCTTGCCGATGACGGCGAGCTCGCCGCGGCGGGGCGCGGTCTTGACGTACGCCAGCCACCGCATCAGCGAACTGATGGTTTTCCCGCTCCGGACGGCGCCTTCCCAGATGTTGATGCGGGCGTCGGCTTCGGCATAGGCGCTGATCTGCTTCGGCGAGAGCACTAGGCGTCCGGGTCGGCCTGGTGGTCGACGTAGGCCCGTTTCACGGCCACGTCGAACGCGAGCACGATCTCGCCAGCATCCTCGTGGGAGTCGCGGGCGCGGTAGTCGGCCAGACGCAGCTCGGCGTTCGTCGCCGCAGTGGCAGCGCGCAGCAGGTCGGCAACCTCGCGCGGTTCCGGGCGTTCGGTGGTCCACCGGCGGACCTCGCCGTCGGCGCCGGCGGGCTGCGCATGCGGCGCTGCGGCGGTCGCGCGCTGCTGTAGCTCGTCGGCGATGTCCAGGTACCGCTGCTGAATTACCGCGCGGCGGGCAGCGAAGTCAACCGAGGCCGCCGCAGTAGCTGCCGCGGTCCGGGCCCGGTCGAACTTCAGACCCTCGCGCTTGCACCACCGCGACACCGTGGTGACGTGCCGACCGGTCTCACGGGCGATCGCACGCAGACTCGCACCATCGGCATGCATCCGCCGGATCGTGGCCGTCTCCGCGTCGCTGAGAGGCTGCTGCGGCATCGGCTCCTCGCGCGCGTGGAAGGGACGGCGAACGTACGCTTCGATGATCCCGCGTTGGCACGTCGGTGTCGAACGTTCGTGCGAACAGAGCGAAGCCCCAGCGGCCTGAGCTGCTGGGGCTTGCCGTGGTGTCCCTACCACGATGTGCGGGTCTTCCGGAGGTCCAGTTCCTGAGAACCCGCGTGTTCAGTGTCCTGCGGTGGCGTGATCGTTTGTCTAGAAATCGTCTCTACAGCGCTGCGGGGTTACGCAGATCGCACTGGCAACTGCTGTAAATCACGTCGTGGACACACGCGCCGTCCGTGTGGACCGGGTTGGCCCACGGGATGTCACGCGGCGGCGTGGGCTCGGGTGTGCTGATGATCTGCGCGCGGCCGGACGCGGCGTAGGCGATCAGCGGTCCTCCGGCGGCTCGTAGGTCGAGGCGTCCGGGCATGCCGGGGTCGAGCGGTTCGGTTTCGATGACGACGTCGGTGACCTCGATCTGCTGGTCGCCGATGTGCAGCGTTGCGGGGCCGCGGAGTAGGCCGCGTAGCCAGTCGGTGCCGCTCACGGATTGCGCTCCGTTCGTTGCTGCTGTTGCTGTCGTGGTCCGAGCAGCTTGTCGAGCAGCTGCTCCACCGCGTCGACGAGTCCGGCCGGTGTGGCTGCGGCTTCGGGTACGTCGATCACGCCGTCGTCGCGGGCGATGAGGACGCCGCCGTCGCCGCTCACTGCTCGCCGTCCCGTCGGCGTTCGGCCGCGCGTCCGACGCCGTACCCGATCAGGTACATGACGGCGAGCGCGACGGCTTCGCTGATCAGCTCACTGAGCATCGGCGGTCACCTTGCGCCAGTCGCCGACGGGCCGCTGGATCAGTTCGCGGCTGATCACGTCGCTGCGGTTCTCGGCGTCGAGGCGGTCGAGTGCGGCCAGCGCGCCGGCGAGTGTGTCTGCGACGGCGCCCTCTGCGCTGCGGGTGCTGGTGTAGGTGACGCGGATGCCGTACTCGTCGCGCAGCTGCTTGCGCTCGGCCATTGCGCGCTCGTAGTCGGCCAGCACGGTCTCGACGTCGTCGAAGTCGGCTTCGTCCATCACCAGTGGACCTGATGTGTCCTCGAACCAGGCGCGCAGTCTCGCGGCGGCAGCGGCCTCGAGCGTGGCCTCCTCCGTCTGGCGTACCGCGTCTACGTCTTCTGTGTGAGCGCGGGTCGGTTCCGGCTCCTCGTTGCCCCATGCGTGCACGGCGTCGAGGATGCGCCGCTGGATGTCGTCGATGTCGGGTCCGTCGAGGTCGGCGATGAGGACGCCGCCGATGCTGTCCTGGTCGTGCATGTGCTCGGCGAGGTCGAGGTAGTCGATCTGTTTTGCGCTGTCTCGGATGAGCCAGGTTGCGAAGTCGCGGATTGCCTTGTCTGTGATGATCTGTTCGGGCATTGTCTGTCCGTTTCACGTAGTGATCGCTGCGGGCGTCGTGGCGGCCCGTTCGGGTGTCGTCTGGTCTCGGGACCCGTGTGCACGGCTGTTCGTGCGTCACGGTGGCGCTCAGGGCGTGTCGTGCGGCTTGGGCTCGATCCCGTCGACTGCCGCGTGCAGCGCGTCGCGGAGGCGTGCCTCGAGCGCGAGCCGTGCGGCGCGTTCGTCGAGCGTCGGCAGCCGGTAGGCGGTGCGAGGCGGCTGGCCGTTGCGGCGGACGCGCTCCGTTACGGCGTCGCCGTCGCGCTCGAGCCGGGCGAGCTCGGCGTAGAGCGTTCCGGGCTGGCGGCGGGTGCGGCGGCAGAGTTCGTCTTCGAATGCGGGGCCGGCGAGTAGCGCGCCGAGGACTTCCAGGCGGCGGCGGACGGCGCGGCGGGTCATCAGAACGGCCCTTCGGCGAGCTGCGCGGCGAACTCGTCGACGCGCCGGTACTTCTCCTCGGTCGAGTGGCCGTCCCAGCCGGGCGCGTTGCGCGGGGTCGGCCGGACGTGCCGGAACAGGTCCAGGTCGTCGTCGGCGATGTGCCAGCAGGCCTGTCCGGTGGGCAGCTCGATGGTGACGACGGACCAGTCCGGCGCGGTCGGGTCGGTGCGGCCGATGTGCGACGTCTGCCAGGCGGCGAGTAGCGCGACGAGGTGGGCGCGTTCGCGGTAGGCGGCGTCCAGGGCGCCGGCGGGTACGACGTCGCGCTGGCCGGTCAGCGATCGCCAGAAGCGGCGCCAGAAGCCGGGACTGCGCGGTTGGCGAGGCACCGCCTCGGCGTCGGGCTCGTAGTCGTCGGGCTCGTGCTCGATCGGCTCGAACGTCATCAGCTGGCCGCCTTCGTGTCGCGTGCCTCGGCGCGCTCGTCGAGTCCGGCGGTTTCCGTCTCGGCGTCGGGCTTCGGCAGCGCGGCGCGGACGGCGCAGTCCTTCGCCTCCAACAGCTTGCGCAGGCCCGCGGTCAGTTCGGGGCCATCGAGGCGGTTGGCCAGGTGGTGCGCGAGGTCGTGAAACGGCATGGAGATGTCCGCCAGGTGCGGCGGCAGGTGGTCGTACTCGAAGTAGCGCAGGATTTCGGCGGTCGCAGGGTGGATCGGGCGGTTGGCCATGGTCAGGTTCCTGTTTTCTCGGTGGTGTGCGTCGTGGCGAGCTCGGCGGCGCGGATCTCGACGGCGCGGCGGCTCAGCGGGATGTCGTCGGCTTCGAGTTCGGCGCGGGCTGCGTGGCGCCAGGCGTCGGCGACGGGGCGGCGCATCGCGGCGAGAACGGCTTGGGCCGCTTCGAGTTCGGCGTCGCCGTTGGCCGTACCGGACCCCTGATCAACTTCGTTGGGGTTTCCGGGGTTGATCAAGCTCGGTTCGGTAGGTGAGGTACCTACCTGTAAAGACCCAATGGATGGGTGGTCATGGGTGGTATGGGTGGTGGGCGGAACCCCGGTTCCGGTAAGTCGGCTTAGTGGTTCCGGTAAGTCAGAACCGTGGTTCCGGTAAGTGGTCACTAACTTGAGGACGTTTCCGGCACCACGGTTCCGGTAAGTCTCGTCATCCACAGGAACCCCGGTTCCGGTAACCGGGTTATCCACAGGAACCCCGGTTCCGGTAAGCGGGTCGGTTTCCGGCACCACGGTTCCGGTATCCTCCGGCGCCGCCGCCGCCTCTGTGACCGGATCCGGCACCGGCTCGGCTGCCTTCTTCGCCCGCTTCCGCACCGGCCGCTCCGGCGTCAGCCGGTTCCCGTCCGGATCCGTGCGCATCGGCACCGGCTCATGCCCGGCGCCCGGCACAGTCAGCTGATACACGTCCGCCCGGCCCCGGACCGCCGTACCGCGGTTCACACGCTCGATCAGGCCGGCCGCACGCAGCACGTCCATGTGCTCGCGGATCGCGCGCGGCGTCAGGCCGGTTTCGACCGCGAGCCGGGCCTCGCCGGGACGGACCCGCGAGCCGTCCTTGTCTGCGAAGAAGGTCAAGAAGGCGGCGATGCCCTTGGTGGTGAACGGCAGCTCGGCGCGCCGCATGATGCGGATCCAGTCGTCTTTGTCGATCGGCTGGTGCGTCAGCTTGGCCACTGGTCGCCTTCCTGGTCGTGTGCTGGTGGGTCGGTACTAAGCGGCGGCAGCGGCTGCGACGAGTCCGCGGTGGTGCTTGTCGCAGCCGTCGCAGACCGGCCCGACGCGGTGGCCGAGGTGACCGGCGCGGCCGTCCAGGTCGACGGCGACGCTCCGCGCCGCCGCCGCGCGCGGGTTCCCGCAGTCGGGACAGATCTCGCACCCGCCGCACCACGTGTAGGCGGCGTCGCCGATCGGGCGGCCGTAGGCGACGCCGTGACGGCCCAGCGCGTTGTCCAGGTCGGCCAGGCGCGAGGCGCCGACGCCGGGCCATGCGGCCACGACGTTGCGGGTGTGGTCCGCGTCGAGCAGGTCGCCGACGACCGTGGCGCCGTTCTCGGCCAGGGCGCGCAGCGTGGCCGGGCGCAGGCCGAGACTGCGAAGCTCGGTTCCCGGGTTGGCGGCGGCCATCAGCTGGCCTGCTTGGTGTAGTCGATGCCGGTGATCAGCTGTGCGCCGGCGAGGGCCCCGCAGTTGATGACGAACCGTGCGCGGTTGGCCGGCGGCATGTCGGCGGTGTACGGGGTGGTGTTGAGCTCGGCCAGGATCATGGCCATGTGCAGCATGACCTCACCGACAATCGCCGGGTCGACGTCGGGCAGCCCGACGGCCATCGCCTCGACGGTT